TGCAGTTGGGTGTCTACGCCTGCTGTATGGAAATGCAGTTTGGCATCCGTCCAACCAAAGGCTACTTCTACGATGCCCGCAAGGCTGAGTTCAAAGAGGTAGGCGGGCTAGAACGCTGGACGATTCCTGTAATGACCGAGCTATTCGCCCAGTTCGTTCGGGGAATTGATGCTAACATTTACCTTCCGAACATCGGAATGGCCTGTTCTACTTGCGGCGTAAAGGACTACTGTTACGCAGTCGGCGGACAACTTTCAACAATATATGACCCACTAGCAGAAATAAAATAAGGAGAAACAAATGGCAACAGAAGGAACAAAGTTCCAAGTCAACTTCAAGTTGGCTGATGGAACACTCATCAACATCTACGCAGCAGATAGCACAGAACTTGAAACTGGGTTGGCAACCATTCAGGATTCAGCTGCATTGATTAACTCAGTATCAGCATCGCTCACATCAGCAGGAGCAGTGCGTGCATTGGCAGCAGGACTGGGTGCTACACCAGTGGCAGCACCGGCACCAGCGCAGGCATATGTACAGCCTGTTTATGCACCAGCACAGCCAGATCATGGGCAGTTTGCAACACAGATTCCAGAAGGCCACTGTAAGCATGGTGCGCTTGTATGGCGTGAGTCAAAGCCAGGAGCGCCAAAGGCATGGAAGGGCTGGTTCTGCCCATCCGCCAAGGGAACTCCAGACCAGTGCGAGCCTAAGTTCGTTAGATAATTTAGGTGCTGTCACTTACCCAAGCGGCAGCGAAAAGCACTAACGATCATCAGTTACTGCCAGACCTTTTCCCTTCACTACAAAGTGAGGGGATTAGGTTTCGCAGAGGACAGTTGACAATGATAGCTGGCGCACCTAACGCTGGTAAATCACTCATAGCCCTTTGGATGGCGGTGAAGATGGAAGTGCCTACGCTTTACATATCCGCAGATACCGACTCATACACCACAGCAATTCGTGCCGCAGCAATGATTACTGGTCACCAAGTCGCCACAGTAGAAGAAGCATTTACAACTGGTGCAGGCAAAGAGTTTTACGAAAACGAGCTGGTAAGCATCAACCACTTGCAGTTTGACTTCGCCCCAAGCCCCACACTTGATGAGATTGATCTTGCTATCCGTGCCTACGGAGAAGCATATGGAGAATATCCACATATGATTATCGTGGATAACGCAATGAACGTAGTGTCTATGCACAACGATGAATGGTCTGGCCTTCGTGAGATTGCCAAGGCTATGCACCACATCGCTCGTGAAACCGATGCAGGAGTCATGCTCCTTCACCACACCAGTGAAGCAGAAGGCAAGCCTGACATTCCACCAAGCCGTAAGGCTATCCAAGGCAAGATTGCCCAGTTGCCGGAAATGATCTTGACCGTGGCGCTAGTGCCATACTCAGGTGAGTTCCGAGTAGCAGTAGTAAAGAATCGCTTTGGCAAACACAGTGCCACCGGTGATAAGTTCGTTACACTATGGGCAGACGCAAGCCGAATGTCTATCTATGGGGATAGATCATCAGCCTTCGTTGCACAGACTTGGAGTGGCATACGGTGAGTACATATGGCAAACGTAAAGGTTCGGCCTTTGAGACGGGCATACTCAAATGGCTTCGTGGCAAGGGTGTAGCGGCTGAACGGCTTAGGTTGGCTGGCAAAGACGATGAAGGCGACATCGTTTGCATGGTTGCTGGGCGGCCCTACATCTTTGAATTAAAGGCAACTGTCAAGATGGATCTGCCACAGTTCTGGCGTGAAGCCTGTACTGAGGCGTTCAACTATGCCAAGGCTCGTGGTCTTGAGACAGTTCCGCCGGCATATGTGATAGTCAAGCGCCGCATGGCAGGGCTAGATCAGAGCTGGGTCATTCAGGATCTTAACCAATGGCTGGCGCAAAGTGATCTCAAAGCCTGACATCGCTTTAGTGCTAGAACATTACGGCCTCAATGTCATAGACAAGCACGGCTGGGTACCTTGNAANTGCGTCATCCATGATGATGCTATGGCAAGTGCCGCATATAACCTAGACAATCAGGCATACAACTGCCTGGTTTGTCAGGTACTCGGAGATGTATACACANTAGTACAAGCTAAGGAAGGACTAGGATTCGCAGATGCTAAACGCAAAGCAGAGAGCATTACTCACGGAAGCAGCCGAAAGATACTCCAACAATCTAACACCACAGGCAGCCTCTTACCTCGCGGGACGGGGGCTAACCAAAGAGGTGGCAAATACATTCCTTCTTGGAAGCGTCGTTGATCCAAGTGCTGGCCATGAGCATGCTGTCGGTATGCTCAGTATTCCTTATATTACTCCCGCTGGTGTGGTGGGCATCAAGTTTAGGAGATTAGATGATGGTACGCCTAAGTACATATGGCCGACAGGTCAAAAGATTGGTCTATTTAACGTACTTGATTTGCATAAGGGCGGTGACACGATTGCCATTTGCGAAGGCGAAATTGACACGATTATATTATCGGGAATGGTGGGGATACCTTCAGTGGGAGTGGCTGGCGTTTCGCAGTGGAAGCCGTGGTTCCCTAAGCTCTTTGAACCATATAATCGCATACTCATTTACGCCGACAATGATGTTAAGGAAGACGGCAGGAATCCAGGTCAAGAACTTGCCAAGCGAATCAAAGAAGATTTAGACAAGGCAATTATTGTTGGCCTACCAGCCAACCGCGATGTCAACGACACCTTCTTAGACAGCGGTTCTGACTGGTTTACTGATAGACTTGTCGCATGAATAGGCCAAAGTTCGCTCGCATTTCTGGGCAGAAGTATAAGATCAAATACGATCTTGATGATCCAGATTCTTATGGCCTAACTGACTCTGCCACAAATACAATTCGCATACGCGAGAATCTTCCTGAAGATAAGATGATCCGTGTGTTCATGCACGAGCTGACCCATGCTGTAATCTTTGAGACACCAATGTCTACACGCAAGCGCTTTGATGTTGAAGAAGTCTGCGACATCGTTGGCTATCATATCTTCACTGCNCTNAANGACAACCCAGAGATTGTGGAATATATCNTGAGGGAGATAGTAGACGAAGCCGAAGATGCCTGAGTTTATTGGNGGNCCNAANGATGGCGCACGGGTACCAGATGTATTNTGGATATTAGATGTTATTGAAATGGAGCATCGCCTCAACGATGGCAGGGTAATTTTATACACGTATGTGTTAGATGAAGATACAAAGAATTGGATATTTAATGGACAAATACAAGGGGAGACAAATGAATGAGCGAGGATATGGAATTGGCAATCAAGTTGATTCAATCAATTGGGCTGAAAGTTATATCACTAGACAAGACAAGCAACCAGCTACTNGTTCAGATACCGACTTCGCGGCCAATGTCTGGGCAATAATGGATGAGATCGGCAATCTCCTTATCACGAAGCAAGCTGACTACGGCCCTGGTAATATCAACAATGCCTTTGGCGGTCCTATTAACGGTCTGCTGGTGCGTATTGGCGATAAGTTTGAGCGTCTTAAGAACCTGTATAAGCACGGTGTATCGCCTAAGCATGAGCCTGTGGAGGATTCTTTTAAGGATATGGCAAACTATGCAGTCATTGCACTAATGGTTCAGCGAGGGAAATGGCCTAAGTGAATAAGTGGAAAAGGTTTAGAATTAAACTTGGCGACAGGATAGTGTGGCTAGGGTACAAATTATTAGGCCTTGGNCAGCGTGTTTCTTTTGGCAAAGATGATCCTGATTGCGGTTGTGGTTGNTTTATCTATGTGGAGCGTTGCGGATGTTTTTGCCACCACAAACTTGGATGCGATTGCAAGGATTGCCATAAGTAATGGATCTTAACAAAGCTATGGACAAGATTGAGGCGGCTAAAACAAGCGTCCCATTGGAGTCTAAAGACTTTGATTGGATGGAAGGCTTTAACGCTGGGCTTGATTGGGCTTTGCGAATCCTCAACGGAGATAAGAGCGCATCCTAATGGCTAAGAAAATATCCTACGAAGATAAGCGCAAGCACAACTACAAGACCCGCTATGGCATCAGTGTTGAAGAGTATGAGGCCATC